ATAAATTTCTTATACTAACATTCGTGGACTATGTCAGCACCGTACTCACACAATTTCGTAGACACCTACATGAAACAGGGGTAAATGGTCGCGTGAGCTGGTTTGTCGGCTTTCGCAGGGAAGCGTACTGGGTTTTTGACTGCTACCTAGGTCGTTAGGCACCAACAGTTTACGGCTATTCTGAGTGACCCCCAAATGTGTGTGTGTTTTTCATAGTAATACTAGTTTAATCGGTAATTCTTAATTATGTATTAATAATTAAATAAGGTATGTTCTGTACTTACAAAAAACCCTTATTACAATAGAGTGGATAAGACGCTAAAAAAAACTTTAAAAAAAGTGAAAAAATTTGCTGAATTTTGAGTGAAAATGTACCTTGAACTTTAGTTTTAGGAGTTGAGAAAATGTCGGAACAAGAGATGAAATTACGCTATAAATTCTTAGATGAATCTGTATGGCAACGTCTTAATCAAGCCATCTCAGTTGGTGCTTACATTGAAGATGCTTGTATTTTTGCTGGGATAAGTTCTAGGCAGTTCCGTAGGTGGAGAGAACTTGCTGAACAAGGTATTGAGCCTTACGCAGAACGCTGGGAAGAAATAAACAAATCTGAATCACAATCTATTGTACGTAACTTGTTTAATATACAGAACGCTTCTAATAATGGAACTTGGCAGGCTTCTGCATGGTTGCTCGAAAGGAAATATCCAGAGAAGTATGGTCGTAAAGAAACTGTTAACGTAGAAAGCAACAATAAGCAATTTGATGTGGAACTCTACTGGAGTGATGGTAAAAAGTTTGTTGAGGGCGAAGTCGTGTCCGATATGTCCGATAATAAAAAAGATGAAGAAGAATAATGGCAATCCCACAAGACTTTGATGATACTAATGAACAATTTATTGACATCGTACAAGCTAATGATTGGGGATTTCCTATCACTATATTTGAAGAAGTTGCTAATGAATCTGAAGATTATTTTCGTGGGGGATTCTACGTGCTACCTATTCCACAAGCTGTACTCAAACTTTGGATTGAAATGTTAGAAACACCAGATGAGGACAATGGAAACTTCTTTACCGACTGATAATACAGGTGGACTAAAACCTTTTAAGGTTAAACTCCCTGAACTGCATTCAGGTCAGCTTAATGTTGCTTCCAGTAAGGCACGTTTTAAAGTTCTCGTAGCTGGTCGTAGGTGGGGAAAGACAAGACTTGGTGTGTGGCTCTGTATAGCAAAAGCTATGCAAGGCAAAAGAACATGGTGGGTTGCTCCAACGTATGCTATGGCTCTAGAGGGTTGGAAAGAAATTAGAAATCTTGGTATTGACTATGGCTGTATCGTCAAAGAATATGAAAAAACTTTATACACTCCTACTGGTGGGCAAGTAACAGTTCGTTCTGCTGATAACCCAGATAGGTTACGTGGAGCTGGACTTGACTACATTGTGCTTGATGAGTGTGCATATATTAAAGAAGATGTATGGAAAGAAGTCTTACGTCCAACTTTAACTGAGCGTAGAGGTGGTGCTTTGTTTATCTCATCTCCTAAAGGGTACAACTGGTTTTCTAGATTGTTTGATGACGCAGTTAAATATGATGACTGGGATAGGTGGCAACTTCCTACTAGCACGAATCCTTATGTACCTAATGATGAGCTTGAAATTGCTAGGCGAGAGATTGGTAGCTTCTTATATTCGCAGGAATACTTAGCTGAGTTCGTTGAAGCAAAGGGTGGAATAATCCATCCAGAATGGTTTAGGTATTATCAAGATGGAAAGAAGCAAGTCTATGATGACAATGGCTATGAGAAAACTGTTACTACCATCACAACTGCTGATGTAGAGCATAATACAGAAGATTTAAGACGCATTACTACTGTTGACTTGGCAACTTCTACCAAAGAATCTGCTGACTACACAGTTGTTACTACTGTTGGTATCGCTCCTAATCAAGATGTATTCGTGCTTGATGTTGTTAGGGCTAGGCTGGAAGCTCCACAAGTGCTGAAGTTGTTGCAAGATGTCTATGATAAATGGCAACCAGAAGTTATGGGAGTTGAACGTGCTGGGTATCAACTTGCCTTTGTACAGATAGCTAGACAACAAACTAATCTACCCATACGTGAACTTCGTGCCGATAAAGATAAAGTCAGCAGGGCGTTGCCATTGTCTGCTAAGATGGAAGCTGGACAGGTCTATTTTCCTAAATATGCTGATTGGTATTTGGATTTAGAAAAAGAGCTACTACAATTTCCAGCAGGAGAACATGACGACCAAGTTGACAGCTTGGCGTATGCGATATTGCAAGTAGCAAGAAAAAGAGAGTTTAGAGCATATTGATAGAACACAATAGGTTGGCTTTGGGTGGGTTTTTCCTTTGGGTGTGTTCATTAATCCACTCTTAGCCATAGAGGAGAGAACGTGGCAGAACGTAGAAATTTAAGTGACATAATATTTGGCAGAGCTAAATCTGTTGACGAACAAAAAAGAATAAACTTTTTCCGTGATGGCGATTCTCTTTACAATAACAATAATTTTTTACAGGGCTGGAACTCTAAAGCAGGTGCATTTGATGTAAGCTCTATGGGTAATGGTGCTTCTAACTCGGCAGTAGTTGCTTGTCTGCAAACTTTAGGTATGTCATTCTCTGAAGCAACACTTATGGTCAAAGAATATGATAAAGATGGCTTACAACAAGAATTAATTAATCATCCGTTCACTATGTTGATGAGGCGTCCAAATCCATATATGTCTGGAGATATAGTTCAACAATATATTATTAATGCTATGCACGTATCTGGAGATGCATACTTAATCAAACAAAAGAATAACGCTGGTCAACTGGTTGCTCTTTATCCGTTGATGCCTGAAAATGTTACTCCTAAAGGTAATGATGATGAACTTATTACTCATTATGAATATGATACAAACACCAAAAGTGTTTTAGTGACACCACAAGATATGGTACATATCCGTCTAGGGCTTGACCAAACTAATCACAGGCAGGGCTTTGCTCCACTTCGTTCTGTTCTTAGGGAAATTTATGGAGATGAATCTGCTGGGCAAATGGCTACTGCACTTCTTGCAAATAGTGGTGTGCCTAATGTAGTTATCTCTCCCAAACAAGATTTTGGTTTAACTGAAACTGAAGCTGAACAAGTCCAAAGAGCGTTCAAACAAAAAGTAGGGGGAAAGAACAGGGGTATGCCTTTAGTTCTTAGTGGCTCAATGGATGTTAAGAAAATGGCTTTTAGCCCTACTGAATTAGACATTGGTACGCTTCGTAGGGTGCCAGAGGAAAGAATTTCAGCAGTACTTGGAGTTCCTGCAATCTTAGCTGGTCTAGGTGCAGGTTTGGATAGGGCTACTTATTCTAATGCTAGTGAGCTTCGTGAGTTCTTTACTGAAAGCAAACTTATTCCTTTATGGAAGCAAATCGCTGAGGAGCTTACACAACAAGTCTTACTTCGTGATTACGAGATTACTGATGGTACTTCTGCTGAATATGATTTCTCTGATGTACGTGCATTACAAACTGACCAAGATGCTTTATTTACTCGCATGAATGTTGGGGTACAAGGTGGCTGGATAACTATTAAAGAAGCTCGTGAAGAAGTCGGTTTACCTGTTGATGAATCTCAAGAGGTGTACTTACTTGATGCTAATAAGATATTAACACCAGCTAACTCTATGGATGAATATACTGCTTCTGAAACTCCTACTGAATCTGCTGATAAGCCCGTTGCTGAAGTGCAACCACAAATAGAAACCCTTGATGATGAAGAACAAAAGTTTCATGAATATAAAGTTGTTACAGAAATAGATGGAGAATACTGCGTTATCGCAGAAGTATCAGGGCGTAATATGGGTTGCTATCCAACACGTGAACTTGCCGAAGCTAGATTATCACAAGTTGAAAGATTTGGAGATGGTAGCAAAATAGCACTAAGTGGAGATAAGTTTACAACACAAGAAGAAGCTGAAAAACGTGCTTCTGAAATTGGTTGTGTAGGTTATCACACTATGGATGATGACGGAAATACAATCTATATGCCATGTGATACTCACGAAGAATATGATGAGTTGATTGATGGAACAGAAACAAGTTAGCCAGAGGGTACGTACAGCTCTTGAAAAAAAAGTTGAGGAACACAACGAGAAGCACGGCGATTCTGCTGGTAAACGTGTCACTCTCCGTATGCTTATTGCTGTATTTAAACGTGGAGTAGGAGCATACAATACCAATCCAGCGTCTGTTAGACCATCCGTAACATCTCCTGACCAATGGGCTTATGCTCGTGTTAACGCGTTCCTGTACGCTGTTAGGACTGGTAAATATCGTGGTGGTAAGTTTGATACTGATTTGTTACCTGCTGGTCATCCTTTAAGTAGTAAGTCTATGACTAAAGGTCTTTATGATGATTTGAATTTTACTATACCTAAAGGTGCTAAAGAAGAAGCTAAACGTGGACTGGAATGGCGTAAAGAATTTGGTAGAGGTGGTACTTCTGTTGGGCTTGGCTCGGCTAGGTATATCCTTAACAATACAACTGCTGGTGCAGAAAAAACTAGACATATTGCTAAGTATTTTCCTAGGCATGAAGTTGATAAACGTGCAGAGGGATGGCGACAGGGAGAAAAAGGTTATCCAAGTAATGGTCGTATAGCGTGGGCATTATGGGGTGGAGAAGCTGGTAAGACTTGGTCACAAAAACTTGTAAGAGCTATGAACAAACGTGATGAAAAAGCAAACTCTGCATTTGAACTTATTGAACGTAGGAATAAACTTCGTGAAGAAGATTGGGAATATAGATTAGGTCGCTTTCGTGATAATGAAGTTAAAGACATCCTTTACAAAGAACATGATAAGTTGTTGACACAATGGGAAACTGTTCTTAAAGGTGTTTACTTTGACTTATTACAATCACAAGACTTGAAGATATTTAATCAACTGAATAGATATTTTCCTACGGAGATAGGTGTAGAAAGCATTATTGATTTTAATATTGATGAGAATGTCAAGAACTGGTCTGCTGATGTCTTTGATTTGTATGTATCGTTGGCTAATGACTTTGCATATTATCAAGTTGACTTGTTGCTTCCTAACGAGAAAGCAAGTCCTTATGTAATCCCACATAGAGAGAAAAGAAGTCGTAACGATATTATTGAACAGGGATTCTTTTACAGGCTCATATCTGTTGATAGGTTTCCATTATCTAATCTAAAGAACAACAGGGAAGCTATTGACTATATCAATGGTCGTATTGATGCAATGCTACCTAACATGGCTGTAACTTCTAAAAAAAGATTTAACCTAGAGTTCCGTAAAGCTCTGCAAGAGGGTATGGACTTGGGTTACTCTGGTCGTAAACTACAAACATTCGTTGCTAACTCTGTTAAAAAAGTTTTGAGTAAAAGAAATCTTTCTAGGGCTTTGACTATTGCTCGTACTGAAGCAAACTCACTTGCAAATTATGGTAGAGGAGTAGGTGCAAACTCAACTGGGATTCTATATACTAAAGAATGGATTTCTCAAAGAGATGGGAAAGTGCGAGATGCACACGTTATACTAGATGGAACGGAAGTTAACGAAGATAATAACTTTGAATATCAGGGTTACAGGTTAGAATATCCAGGAGATAGTTCCTTAGGAGCACCTGCTGGTTTAACAGTAAATTGTCGTTGCTTCCTAAGTTATCACGAAAAGAGGATATAAAGTTGAAAGAGCAAAAAGCTAAAGATTTATTAAGTTTCAATGAAGCTGAGGGTAAAGTAAGTGCAGTATTTTCTGTATTTAATGAAATAGATTCAGATGGAGATGTAGTTCTCCCTAAGTCAATTAGAAGTGGCTATGGCGATAAAGGTGTCGTTATGTGCTGGGGACATGACTGGAAGCATATCATAGGTAAAGGTGTTATTCGTAATGAAGATAATCAAGCTGTTTTTCATGGAGAGTTCAACATGAACACTACTGCTGGTAAAGAAGCATACGAAACTGTTAAAGCCATGGGCGACATTCAACAATGGTCATTTGGTTTTGAAGTTAATGATTCAGAACGTGGTATGTTTACAAAAGACGGGCAAGAAACTGAAGTACGTTTTCTTAAAGATGTTAAAGTCTGGGAAGTTAGTCCAGTTTTAGTGGGTGCAAATCAAAATACACACACACTTGCAGTCAAAGAAAAAGATTTAAAAGAAGAAGATATAGTTGATGAAGTTGACACAGAATTTGAAGAAGTCAGAGAAGTCAAAGATGTCGGATTAAGATTTACCGACGAAGTAGATAACTTGCTTATCAAGATGACTGCTTTGTTGAAAAGGGCTAAGGAGCTTACTGCCTTACGCTTGGGTAAAGACAAAACACTATCGGAAGATAGCACAGAAGCATTGACTTCTTTGAAAGATGCGTTAGAAGAAATGCATCAAGATATAGATACTCTGCTTACTGTTGCTTCTGCTGATGATGTTGAAGTAATACAAGATGAGATTGATGTTAACGATTTGTTTAGAACAACAACTGAATTGTTAGCTGATACTCTTGATTTATAGGAGAATATTATGGCTGATAAAACAGTTAAACTTCAAGAATTAAGAGAGAACTTAGCTAAGTTTGCTGGGGAAAAAGACTTTTCTGATTTTACACCTGAGGATAAAACCACATGGGCGAAAATGAATGAAGAAGCTAAAACCTTAGCCGACGAAGTTCGTGAGCAACAAATATTTGAAAAAGATATGAAAGCTAACGAAGAAGCTATTCAAACAGGTAAGACTGTTGCTTCTCTCCCAATTCATGAAGAACAAAAAGAAATGCCTAAGGGATTAGGCGACCAAGTACGTGAATCAAGGGCTTACAAATCCTTTATGGAAGATGGACAGTTAAACATTTCATCAGAAGTAAAATACAATCCACTATTGGAGAGTAAAACACTTTTGACTGAAACTGGTTATCCACCATCAGTAGTAAGAAGCGATTTAATCGTTCCTACTCCTTTGAGAAACCCTAATTCAGTTATAGATTTGTTTTCAGTAATTCCTACTGACACATATCAATACAAGTATTTAGAAGAAACTACATTCACTAACAACTCTGCTGAAGTTGCAGAAGCTGGAGCGTTTGGAGAATCTGCAATCGCATTTACAGAGAATACAGAAAACATCAGAAAATTTGGTGTATCTATTCCTGTAACTGAAGAATTGCTCTCTGACGTTGCATCTGTTAATGGATATTTAGATTCAAGATTAAAGACCATGTTACAGTTAAGACTGGACAGCGAATTAATCAATGGCGATGGCTCAGCTCCAAACATCAGAGGTATCTTGAACAAGTCTGGAATTAATACATTTGATTTCAGTTCTTATGCAGGAAACTTAGGAAGAATTGGACAGCTGTACCAAGCTATCACAGAAATTAGAAAAGACGCATTCATGGAAGCTGATGCAATACTTATGCATCCTAGCGACTGGAATGATGTTGTTACTTCTGTAACTTCTGACTTTGCTGGTACAGTCGGTGCAGGATATGCAGGAAAAGACCCATTATTCGTGGGTGCTGGAATGTTTGGTAACGGAGTTAACCCATCTATTTGGGGTGTTAAAGTCGTTCCTACAACTGCTATAACAGCAGGAACAGTTCTAGTTGGTACTTTTGGTGGAGGACTAGCTTCACATATCATCACTCGTGAGGGTATGGAAGTTGCTATGTCTGATAGTCATGATGACTTTTTCACTAAAGACAAAGTAATGATGAAAGCAAGTATGCGATTAGGTTTTGCAATCTATCGTGCAACTGCATTCTGTTCTATTACAAACTTCTAAGGAAGTTAAAGATTGGTTTTGTTATCCCATTCAACTTACATTAGTAATTTGGGTGGGATGCAAACTGGAAAGAAAGAAACAATGATTTTAAAAAAAGATATATGGATTGATGAAGCTGGTAAAGTCGGCGAGGGTAACAATGGTTTACCTAAGGGATGGGCTAAAGGCAAATTAGTTGCTAGAGCTGGAGAAGAAATCTCTGACTTACAAGCTAAAGAACTCGGTCTTAAAAAAGAAACTAAAGCAAAAAAACCAACAGAAAATAAAGCTAAGTAGGTCTTAAATGGCTCATACGCAGTATGTTGATAAAGAAGATTTAAAAGCGTACATAGGTTTATCTGGAACTGGTCAAGATAACAATATAGACAACGCTATTGACGGAGCTTCTCGTACTATTGATAAAATTTGTGGTAGAAGATTTTGGCAAGATGACGCTGTTGACGATAAGTTTTACACACCTATAAATGATTATTACCTTGAAGTAGATGACATATCTACGGCTACTGGTTTAATAGTCAAACTTGATACAACAGATGATGGTGTTCATGATACAACTCTTACTATTGATACAGACTTCTATCTTAAACCTGTTAATCCACAGATACATAAAATAAGCAACACAACATATTATTACCCACAAACAGAATTGCATATATTTCCTACTCGTAGTTCTGAACGCTTTGATACAACAATTATTAAAAGTGTTAAAGTAACAGCAAAGTTCGGTTGGAGTGCCGTTCCTGAGGGGATTAAACAAGCTACTCTCATACAAGCTACTCGTTTATGGAAACGTAAAGATACTCCGTTTAATGTTTTTGGTAATGAACAAACAGGTCAAAAAGAATTGTTTAATAAATTTGACCCTGACGCTATGCAACTTATTAAGGGTTACATAAAGCACAAGCTATGAGTTTTTCTGTTAGTGGTGCTAACAATATAAACAAACGTTTACAGCTTAGTGCCTTAGGTGGAGTTGCACTTCGTAACTTTTTCTCGCAGTACGGACAAGTTGTTGTTACTAATTCTAAAAAAGAAGCACCTAGATATAAAGGTAATCTTAGGGGTAGTCTTACGTTTAAAAGAATTGATGGTGTCGGTCGTCTACCTATTGGTATTGATGTCTATTCTCGCAGTCCTTACGCTTTGTATGTACATGGTTTTTATGACATGAAAGTTAAGATGCGTAAGCCATGGTCAAGAAGTAAACCACATTATCCACCAATCTCTGCTATTAAAGGATGGGCAGATGACAAAGGGATAAGCCCTTATGCAGTTCAACACGCCATAGGTCAACGTGGTACTCCTCTTATTCCATTCTTTAAGATTGGTATTAAGAAGTCGGAAGCAGAAAAAAAAGTTTTGTTAAAAGGAACTGGATTAAAAATTACTGCTACGTGGAAAGCTGGTAGAATGGCACCGAAGAAATAATGGCAAGTTTAACAAGCATAAGAACAGAAATAGGTAATAACTTAGGTAACATAAGTTCTTTATCTGTATATGCCTATGTACCAGACTTTGTAGAGCCACCAACAGCAGTTGTTGGGGTAATGGATGCTATTGATTATGATGCGACTATCCAACGTGGTGCTGATAAGTATGAGATTCCAGTTTATCTTTATGTAAGTAGAGTTGATGCACAAGATTCACAAGATACCTTAGATGGTTACTTAGCTTCAAGTGGAGCTTCATCTGTAAAAGCACAAATAGAATCTGATACAACGTTGAATGGTCAGGCACAATCTGTTAGAGTTACATCAGCAAGTAATTATGGAGTTTATAATATAAACAACATTGATTATCTTGGAGTAGAATTTATCGTAGAGGTTATAGCATGAGTAGTAAAGTGATGTACGAGTTACAACAAGATTTACATATTAAAGATAAAGTTTTAAAAGCTGGAGATATTGTTGAAGCTAAAGCAATCCCTAAGATATCTCTATCGTGGTTACTTGAGCAAGGTATAATTATTAAAGTTGATAGGCGTTACAAAGAAAATAAATTACAAGAATTAGCAAAGCAAGAGGAAGAATAATGAAAGGTTATGGAAGAAGTTCAGGTGGAAGCTCACGTAGAAGTAGAAGAAGTGGCTCATCCAACAGACGTAGACGTGGAGGTAAATAATGGCATTTAAACATGGTAAAGACAGTAAAGTTTATATAAATCAAACAAATTTTAGTTCATATTTTAATTCTATTGATGTTGCAAGAACAGCAGATGTTGCTGAGTCTACAACTTTTGGTAAAGACAGTAAGACATACATTACTGGTAATAAAGATGGTACTTTTTCTGTTGCTGGATTCTTTGATGCTACTGCTGATGCTACCTTACAGCCATTACTTGGGGGTAGCGACATGGTTTTAGTTTTAGGTGTTGATGGTGTTGATGCGACTGATGGTTGTTCTTTTGCTAAAGGTAACATAAATAATTATGGCGTATCTAGTGCAGTAGGCGATATTGTTGCAACTTCTTTAGACATACAAGCTGATAGTGGAGTATATAACGGAACTGTATTAGAAAATGCAACTGTTACTGCTACTGGTAGTGGTACTGCTAGAGATAACACACTTTCAACTGCTAATGGTGGTGGAGCGTTCTTAATAGTAGAAACTGCTAGTGGAACTACACCTACCATTGATGTTAAAATAACACATAGTGCTGACGATTCTACTTATGTAGATTTAGTAACTTTTACACAAGCTACTACAACTACTGCTGAAGTAAAAACTGTTAGCCCAAATACAACTGTCAACAGGTATTTAAAAGTTGAATATACTGTTGGTGGTACAACTCCATCCTTTGCTGTTATAGTAGGGTTTGGAAGAAATAATTAGAGGAGATATATATGGCATTTGTACATGGTAAAGATTCAGTTTTTAAACT